CTTCGATGTTATCTTTTCGGCTATTTGCAGTATCTACTACGCCATCCAGAACGTATCGCTGTTGACTGCCACCGCCTGACAAATTAACAGTCTCATCGCATAAACTTTGAGCCGCTATCAGAGCCGTTGTATTGACGTTAGAGGCCGCCTCTGCCAAGCCATACTTTGTATCTTTTAGGTAGTCAAACACGCAGAGAGCGGGATTCTGCGACCATGCTGTAGTCGCTGAGACAGGGTTATAAACCTTTTTACCTCTAACCACTGTAGATATGTTTGGCAAGCCCTGCGCGAATTGATCTGTGTCGTATTTCAGCCGAACATAGATATAGGCTGTGTCTAATAATTTATGGTCATTAGTCCAACCAGTAGACGCAGATACTAGAGTGCTGTCGGCAGTTGTTTGCGTACCATCATGGAAGCCTATGTGAACATAAGACCCCCAGTTGCTTTGAAAACTGCCATCCCAGACTTTTGTATCGTTAAACCAGACTTCTTCAAAGCCATCAATCGCATGACCCGCAACAGCAATTACTAAATGTAGATACTCGTTATCAGTGCCAGTAGAATCTATATAAACAATAGCACCGCCAACCCTAGCGCGACCATAAATGATTTTACGGGATACAGCAGGTTCTCTGACAGTCACAGAGTTGCCCTGCATATTTGCGCCCATTGAAGGGGTTGGCATCAAGGCGCGAGATACGATGGATAACCCTGCGCCTAATGCAAATGCCGCAGTAAAACCCGCCAAAGTTGTAGCCGCTAATCCAAAGACAGTTAATCCTGCCGCCGCCGCTGACGCCCCTGCCGCTAATCCTGCTACTGCCGCTACTGCCATTTTACTTTCCTAAAAATTTAGAATAAACGCGCTCAATTAAATCAAAGCCCATTCCTATCATTAGCTTATCAAAAGGTATATGTACCTTAGTATTAATCATCATCAATGATACACCAATATCACGACAATAATCTTCTGCGAATTTGATCAATTTATAACCAGTTGCACCCGCCCTGCTATCAGGCAAAACAAAGACAACATCATTTACCGCAAAGTAATGATCTTGATAATGGATGCTTTTATTGATTATCAAAACAAAGTAACCAACTAACTCACCATCATCGCGCGCAGTAAATATATTTAATATCCCTGCCGCATCTAACTTAGCGTATTCCTTCCAATCAGGATTGAGTTTTATCTTGCCCTGATTTAACGCAACAAGCCGCCAGTGTTCTTCCAATAGCGGCTTTATATCTTCTTTAACATTTACCAGACTTTCATGCTGGATTGTTATCATCTGCCTATCCTTGGGTCAGTCCTGCCTCCTGAATAACTACCTGCCGATGCTGGGGTTGGTCTTCCCCAGATTATCTCTTTCTCTTGAATCTTGGTTACAAACTCAAAGCCCTTATCGGAAGGATGCTCAATCTTTTGATCTTCACTGGTATAACGTCTGACAAATGATCTTTCAAAAGCGATTAATTTATTTTCCACACTGATAGATATTGTAGATGTCTCACCGCCATCGGCTATAGTCATTACATCCATAAAGCCGCTAAAGATAATTACAGGCGATGAAACTAAATCCCCGCTATCATCTAATGCACCTAAACGGATAGTCAGCGGCCTACCCTGATATGGCTCATCCCTAGCGATAGTGACCAGTGATTGTTTTATACCTGTCAGCGTAACAGTTGCACCATTTGCCTGTAGCTCGGCTGTCTCACTAACCGACCCTATGCTAAGCAAATCACCTGCACCGATATAAGTGTTGCTGTTAAAGGTTAGATTACCTACGCCAGACCAAAAGTAAACGCTACCAGACGTAAACTCCATATCAATTAAATATATCGGGCGTACTACTTCAGCGGTTGCGACCGCTTGCATTTCAGATGATAGAGTGCGACTCATTAGATGGCCTCGACACAGGCTAGAGTGAATCCGTAAAGGGAAGCAGTATCAGTTGACCAGCCAATATCATTTGATGCCATGCGCCATAGACTTTTAGGCAATGTAAAATCTAATGCTGTGCCTGATGCTATCTCTGCTCTTAGTGGCGGCTGAAACTTTAAAGTCCCCGCGCCAGCGGATTTATCTTCTGTAACCATGTAAAGATAATCACCTAGCTGAAAGTAAGTACCCGCAGTCACCGCAGTAGAACCAGAATCGGTAGTCAGTTGCTCTGCCCTAACCGCTGTCGTGCCAGATGTTGTACTGGTTGCTGTACTTGTATGCAGTGGATGGCCGAATGTAAACGTGCCAGAACGCCCTTTTAAGCCCACTATAAATGCCTCGACTGATCGTGCCTCTGCATAGGTTAAAGGCGGCAGAGTAATCTCTGCTTCCCATCTAGCCCCTGAATGCTCGTACACTTGCTGATCGTAGGTAAATGGCGACTCTGATACGGCTACAGTTCTGCGCAACCGCATATTGATAGACTGTATGCCGACTGATGGAAATGCTAATGGCATTTTTTATGCTCCTACTAATGCTTTGGAATAACCACCACCGCGCATTCTAGCGTCTGCAACTGCACCTTTAGCGGCATTGGCAATCTGTGGCATAAGTGTAGCAATTTCTGCTCTAACTGTCTGCTGTACACCTGTCGATACGTTGATGGTCTGATTAACTACTACGCCACCGCCACCGCCCAGCTTATTGTTTGGTATTATTGCGCCTTTTTGATTTGGCACAAACATCTCTGGCCCACGCTCCCCAACAATATAGGGAGAGCCAGATTCTACTGGCCCACCGATTGCGGCATAACCTCTTGGGTCAAACTGTGGAATCCCAGAACCGCCTCCAGACGTTGCACCGCTACCAGTTGAACCAGTACCGCCACTGCCAAACCCTTGTGTAATAAACCCAAATGCCGCATCTACAATATACTTTTGAACCAACATTTTAATTAAGCTGTCTACTACGCTTTTTGCCATTGCCTTCATCGCATCTGCAAAGTTAGCCGCGCCAGTAATGCCAGCGGTCAGGGCATCGGTCATTCCATCTAAAGCATTTGTCGTAAACGATCTAACTATTTCATCAGTATCTTTTACCGTTTCTTTCCAATCTTTAAATGCTTGTTGAACATTGTTTAAGTTTTCTTCAGTATTTCCAAATAACGGATTTGCTCCAGTAGCATCAGAACCAATCGCGTCTCTTAGCTTTTCAATTTCTAATAAAGTTTCGTCAAAAAATGTACTCAGCCCATTATTTACAATAGGCTTGCCCATTTCTTGCAGTTTTTGCTCTGCAAGTATGCCTTGATAAACTAAATCTTCGAATTGTCTGCTTTTACTCTCTAAATCTCTTCCTAAAAGAATATCGGCCATGCTTAAAGCACCGCCTTTTTGCAGGTTTACGATTTCCTGCCCTAATTCCGATATTTGTTTTTTCAAGCGATCAACATGGCTTTGCTGGGCGCGTTTTTCAAATGCACCAAAAAACTCATCTGCTGAAGCAACAAAACTTGCCATCGCTGTCAATCCATTGTCTAGGCTACGCACGACTGTAGCAATAGACTGCAAGAATCCTTTTGCCAATCCCTGCGCCCACTTTTCAACACCACCTTCATCTTTAGCAATAGTCTCAAAAAACTCAGTCAGCCTTGTAACTACTGATTCTATCGCTGGGGCAAGTGCCGCTGTAAATTGATCTCTTACACCTCTACCTAAAGACAATAGTTTAGTAATTGCATCACTAGCATCTTCAACACCTCTAGCGGCATTACTAGACATAGCAAGGCCTAACGCTTTGGCCTCACCCAACATTTCTTTAAGTGCATCACCGCCCTGCGATAAAGTATTTACAAGAGCCGCGCCTTCAGAGTCAAACAGCTTGAACGCTAAACGCAGTCGATCTGATTCAGATGTAACATCCTTAAATGCATCAGCTAAAACAATCATGCGCTCATCCAAAGGCATTCTGTTTAGTTCTCTAGCATTTAAACCAAGTTCTTTAATTGCGCCTTTTGCCTCGCCCATACCTTTAGCGGCTTCAGCAGTCCTGCGGGTAAATCTTTGCAGAGCCATATCCATAGTCTGCGTAGATACGCCAGTAAGATCAGCGGCATAACGTAAAGCCCCAAGAGCCTCAGTGGTTGTGCCAATCTTGTTTGC